TACGTAATGCAGTTTGTTGGACCACCTTTTACTTTTTCTATAAGACAAGTTGGTTCTAACTGTGGATGTATTGGTCATCACGCAGCAGTTTATGCAGATGGTCAAGTCTTTTGGATGGGAAAAGGTGGAGGATTTTTTAGATTTGATGGTACGGTAAAACTTCTACCTTCACTCATAGAGGATTTTGTATTCACAACTACGGGCACTAATGTTGGTGTAAATTATGCATCTAATGAAATTATTTATGCATCTCACAATTCTTTATTTAATGAAATTGTATGGTTTTATCCTGCTGGAACTCCAGTCAGTGATCCATCTTTACAGAATAATAGATCAGCGACCTACAACTATATAGAAAATACTTGGACTACTATGACTTTATCTAGAAGCACATATGCAGATGCCTCTACATATGCAGTGCCATACGCAACAGAATATGATCCAACTGCTGTACCCTCTGCATCAAATTTGTTTGGTGCTACAAATACTTTTGGAGCTACCACTTATTATGCACATGAAGTCGGTGTTAATAAAGTTGATCTCAATTCACAAGTTACAGCAATACCTGCTTTTGTTACTTCTGGAGATTTTGATTTACCAACGGAGGGTGACGGTCAATTTTTGTTACGAGTGAGTAGGTTTTTACCAGATTTTAAAAATTTACAAGGCACCGCTAAAGTAACTTTAAACACAAAAGATTTTCCAATATCAGGTAATACAACAACAGCTCAATTTGATGTAACTACTAGTACGAGTAAAATTGATACCAGAGTTCGTGGTAGATTAGCTAACCTTAAAATAGAAAATACTTCTACAGATGAAACTTGGAGGTTTGGAACATTCAGAGCAGACGTAAATATTGATGGTAGAAGATAATGGCTAAAATAAATGTTTATATACCTGAACCTCAACCAGAATATTCTGCTGAAAATTTTAGGCAGATAAACCAAGCTATAGAAACTGTAGAAAATCAACTCAACACATCGTACCAACAAGACTTGAAAAATGAACAGGATGCGTTTAATTACTTTTTATCATGACTATAAGATATAAAAATCAAGGTTTTGTACAAACTAATACAAATAAAACAACAGTGTTAACGTGCCCTGCTGATGCAACTTTAATTGTCAAAAGTATTTATTGTGCAAACAATGATGCATCATCAGCAATTTTAGTACACATGAATATTAAGGACTCTTCTGATTCTAATACGGAATATGAATTTTTTAGGAGTGATGTTGGAGCAAAGTCACAAGTTAATGCTTCACCACAAGGTTTGAACTTAGAAGCAGGTGATGCAATTACCGTTCAAGCAGGGACAGGAAGTAACAAAATACAAGGTTTAATTAGTTACGCACAAATAGACAGATCTCAGGAAAATGGCTAAACGTAAATTTGTAAATTTTACACCAAGACCAAAACCTAAAAAACGTCCGCGTAGACATAAAAAAAAGCTTTCAAAGGATGAGAAAAGAAGTTATAAGAAATATAACAGACAAGGAAGGCCTCAATGAAATTTAATTTTGACGGTAAAGAATATGATTCTGAAAAATTATCAGATAATGGTAAAATTTGTTTAGCTAGATTGCAGAACATAAAAACAAAAAAAGATAGTCTTACATTAGAGTTTAGTGAATTGAATGTTATAGAAAAACACTACGCTGATGAATTAAGAAAAAATTTACCAAAAGAAGATAAGGAAAAACAACAATGAATTACGTTATAGTAGATGGTAAACAAGTTCCAGTAATTCCTGCAAAATCAAAAGAGGAAGTTTCTAACAAAAGAACAGGACAGAAATATGAATCTAAACAGGAATTTGATAATGATGTAGCCAATCCTGAGACAGATACAGTTGCTGAGGATTTAAGAGTTGATCATACAATAACTGTAGCATCATTAGTCGTTGCTGGCGATACCCAATAATGGAAGCTCAAGGCGGCACTGAGTTACAACATGCTTTTTTAGAAAAGTATGTAGACAAAGATTTACTTAGTAATTTTCAAATATGCACATCCATACCTGGTAAAGTGCCTTTAGTAAAAGATAAAATAAATATACTTTGGCAAAAAAATTCTTACGATCAAGCAAATCTACAAGACTTTTTTAAAAATAAAAAAAGACATGATGAGTATGACTGGTATGTTTTTAATTCGCACTGGACATACGAAAAATTTAGATTTTTTTTTGATATACCCACAGAAAAATCTGTTGTCATAAAAAATGGCGTAACAAATTTTCCAAAAATAAAACCTTATAAAAAAGGTGATCCTGTAAGATTATTATTTCATCCTACGCCATGGCGAGGCTTGAATGTTATTTTAGGTGCCATGCAATATATCAAAGATCCAAATATTACTTTAGATGTTTACTCAAGCTGCGATGTTTATGGATCTGAATTTAGAGATGCGCATCATAAAGATTTTGTTGAGTTATTTGATCAAGCAAAGAAGTTACCAAATGTAAATTACATAGGATATAAACCAAACCAATATATCTTAGATCACATTACAGATTATCAAATATTTGCCTACCCAAGTATATTTGAAGAAACGTTTTGTATATCTGCGGTTGAGGCGATGTCTGCGGGTCTGTATACAATTGTAACTAATTTTGGTGCATTGTTTGAAACTTGTTCTGAATGGCCAATATATGTAAACTATGAAAAAGATTACAAAAATTTATCTTATGCCTTTGCTCACGCAATACAAATAGCGGCTTCACAACTTCATGAACCTTCAATACAAGAACATTTGCAGGATCAACAAAATTTTTATAAAAAGTTTTACAGTTGGGAAAAGAAATCAAATGAGTGGACTAAATTTTTAAAAGGAGCTCTAGATGCAAGACCAAGACCCTAGTAAACCTATATGGGTTCAAAAAGCTGAAGACATACATTTATTTATTGGAACACCTGTGCACAGTGATTGTTCTATACATTATGCACAAGCATTAATAGAATTACAAAAAGCTTGTTACCATAAGAGAGTCAAAATAGAATTTAGTTTAGTAAAATCATCTTTAGTAACACAAGGAAGAAATTTATGTGTTGCTGCTTTTCTTGACTCTAAAGCTACACATTTGTTATTTGTAGATTCTGATATAGATTTTAAGGCGCAGTCAATATTTAAAATGATTGCAAAAGATAAAGATGTGATATCCATACCTTACCCTCTTAAAAATTTTGATTGGGAGAAGGGTTTTGATAAATTTAAAAACAAAAAAATAGAATCACCTAAAGATTTAGCACAGGCATTTAATCAATACCCAATGAAGGTAGCAGAGCCTGATAATATTACAGTTAATAATGGTGTAATTGAAGTCACTCATAGCCCTACAGGATGCATGCTTATTAAACGTAGTGTGCTCGAAAAAATGATAGAAAAATATCCACATTTATTAGTAAAACAAAAGACAATAATTAATGGTGAATTAGTGGATAGAACCAATCTTTATAACTTTTTTGATACGTTATTCGACCCCGACACCAACACGTATCATGGTGAAGATTTTGCTTTTTGTAAACGATGGAGAGATATAGGTGGTAAATGCCATGCCTATATCAATGATGAAATCAGCCATATTGGCGAGCATCGATATATTGGATGTTTTGGCGATGAGTTGATACTAACTGAGTAAAATGGTAATATTAAACTTTTAGATCTAAGGAGAAAACAATTATATGCCACTACAATTTTTACCCTATGCATTAGCAGCCATTGGTGGTTACAAAGGTTATAAAGATTCAAAAGATCAGGGTATCAGTGGAATAAATAGATTACTAAACACAGCGGCAGGAGCCACCATTGGATATACTGTAGGTTCTTATGTTCCTGGTGTAAAAACAGCTGGGTTTGGTGGAACTGGTGTTGGAGCGGTTCCAACGTTTACACAACTGCCTGGTATAAGATCAATTCCTGGTATTGGCGCTGGAGCTGCGCAAACAACAATAAACCCAAAAAATTTAGGTGTTGATAAATTTGGTAATTTGATTCCGAATCGTAACTTTAAAGCACCAACAAAAGAAAGTGGGAGTTTATTAGACATTTTACGTAAAAAGAAAGATGGCAAAATAATTGATGAGTACGATCCAATGAAAGTTTCATTAGCGGCTGCAGGTATACCATTTGCTCTTGGAGCATTTGATACTGGTCCAACAGATGTTTTTTCACCAGGTTATAATGTTGGTTACGCACAATTTGCAGCACAAAGACCAGGATTTACTTATATTGATCCTCAAACTGGACAAGAGAGACCTTATGAAAATGTTTACATACCAGAAGCAGATCCAGCAAATCAAGGAGAATTTAGATCAGGTCCATACAGTATGAATAAAACAAGATTAAAAACAGGTGGACTTGCAGAGATAAAAAAATTTAACGAAGGTGGTGTGAATTATTTACCATCTAAAATTTCACATGATGAAAATGATTCAAATAATTATGTCAGAGCACATGGTTATGTTGAGGATGGATCAGGAGCAGGTGATAAAGACGAGGATACAATGTTAGCTCAATTAGCAGACGGAGAGTTTGTAACACGAGCAGATGGAGTATTAGGTGCAGGTATCATAGCTGGTGCAAATCCAAATAGCATCAAAGATATGAGAGAAAAGGGTGCCCAATACTTCTACGATCAACAAGCTAGATACAAAAGAGTATTTGATTTATTGAAGGAGAAGAATGGCGACAGTAAGCAAAAAACGAATTAAACCTCTAGTAAGCGTTATAACTATTGAACCAAAAGATGTAGAAAGATTTTGGCCATTAGCAGAGTTTATGGTGTCTGAAGCACTTGCATTCTCAGGAAAATATGCAGATGCAAGTTGGGTTTACGATCAAATGAAAAAAGATTTGATGCAATGTTGGATTATGTTCGGATCTGATGAAGCAGAAGAAAATAAAGTGTTTGGTATTTG